ATCGTCTATGGCATCTTGAATTGCCGCTGCGGAATCGGCAACTCCTGTTGGGTCAGCAGAATATGGCGGAAGGGTTACGTTGATTATGTTTGTGCGGCTCGTTGGAATTCCGCCCTGAACCCCAACATCAACGCCCGGAGTCCATGAAATAAGTCTGGCAGACGGTGGAAAATACTCCGCCGCCATGACCACGCAGGTCGTAACAAGGAAAATGAAAAACTTTTTCATGGTCTAGTATTTGAATACGGCAATCGCAGCTGCTCCTGAAATCGAATTTACACTTGTTGCCCACGCCGGGTTTTGTGCCGAAGATGATGCGAGCACCACGTACGCCATCGCACTTCCTTCGCCTGCTCCTCCAGCATAAGGAACGGTGTCAGTTATTGTGAAGCTGGACCCGATTGATATTGTGCCACCAACATTATTCTCAAAACCGAGTGCCGCAATGACAAGCGTGTTGGCCTGACTTGGCGTAACGCTACCAGTGGAAAGAGATGCCCACGAAGAAGCCGTGCCAGCACCGTTCTCAACGTCGAACGGAGACGCCGAGATTCCGCTCCATGCCGACACGTTAATTGACGGGTAGATGGTTGAGCCTGACCATGTAAATGTGTGCCCAGTTCCAACTGTACCTCCGTAGCAATAGTATATCTTATTGCTAATGTTTCCACCGGAACGGGTTGTTAGGGCCGTCCATGTGTTGCTCTTTGAATCGGTAAGTGTCGGTGTTGGGTCTATCGGGTTGTACCAGCTAACGCTTACCACCAAAAGGTTTGCTCCCGTCGTATTTATACTCCCGCTTGTAACGTCATTCGTACCGCCATTAGTACCAACAGATGCGATAAGAGACGGACCGCCCCCTCCACCGCTGACAATCGTCAGTCCGTTAAACGCCGAATTTGGCGTCTTGCCGTTGATGGTCGAAGCAGTCGTGATGCTGATACCGTTCTTCGCGCTTACGTCTGCGAACGCATGCGGCCCCAGCAGCCAGAAGCCAACCAAGAGTGTGACGATGAAGTGCTTCATTGTACGGTCAGGTACTCGCTGTTCACGTTGAGGAGGATGATGTCGGCGGTGAGTGCGCGTCCGATTTGCTGCACTTTGTCACCGGACGTGGCTGGAGCGGTCTGCGTTAAGCCGCCAGCAGTGGCGGATAGGTAGATGACTCCACCGGGCGTCCACGACCACGCATCGTTGCGCACCGTGCCGGAGTAGACGACGATGGCCGGATTCGTGGACGAGTAGGCCGCGACTGCCAGACCGACTGCCGGGTACGTGCCGGAGCCGTTGGCGTCTGCCAGTTGCCACGTTGAGGAGCCGTCAAGGTAGACCGCCTCCCACTGGGCAATCGTTGCGCCTGCGAGCAAGCCAGAGACCGCGAGGCCGCTGTAGGTGTCATCGGTGCCGAGCGCGCCGGAGAAGGAGACAATTTTGTTGGTCAGCGTTTGCGTTGCTGCCAGCCCAACCACCGAGTCGCCAGTAACCGCAGAATTGAGGTTCGTGAGCGACGGAGTAACGAGCCACGTATTGACGTTGGTCCCGAGGGCCGTGCTCTGGAATGCCGTGCCGTTGCTGATGAGGTGATTCCCGCTCGTGCCGGGCGCAATGAGGATAGGTGTGCCGGTGCCATTTCCGGTGATGATATTATTCGCCGTGATGGTCGTAAGGTTCGTGCCGCCAGCGGGCACGGACACTTGATTCGTCAGCGTCAGATTCGTCGCATTCAGCTCCGTCACCGTGAGGGTGGTGAGCGTCACGGCGTTGGCCGAGATGTTTCCGCCAGTGATAATATCGCCCGACGTGGTGTTGATCGTGACCGGGGTCGATTTGATGTTCGTCGTGCCATCGCCTACGGCCACATTATTACCAACCATCGTAGTCGTGGCAGAGGTATTGCCTCCGCCGCCGCCCCCACTTGCGGAGATTGTGATATTCTTGGTCGTGTTATTTCCAACAAGCGTGACATTTCCTCCGGCTACCAGCGTGATAGTCCCTGAAGTTGATGCCGACGTAACAGTATTTCCACCACTTACGGCGACACTCTGTATAATGTTTTGGTCGCCAGTATTCGTGCCGCTCACCGCCGTTGTCCCTGTGACTGCTAGGGCTGGCGTAGAACTTCCGGATAGCACCACGGAGTTGACTGAGGTCGGCACAATGGCCCCAAGCGAGAACGTGAACGTCGGCGTGGTTGTGCGGGTCGCCACGGTCCATGTGACGCCATTCGTGCTGCCGTCCGGAATGGACGTGACGGTGCCGCTACCGCCGCCTCCGCCGCCGAAGCCAGTCACGGTCGAGCCAGCCTCCGCCACGATGGTCGCGCCCGATGCAATCGTGAGCGTCGCCCCACTCAGCACCGTGCTATTGCCCGTGAATCGGGCGTTGTTAATCGGCGTCGTGGGTTGCCCCAGCGCGACCGCCGCTGAAATGAGAAATACCGCGATGAGGAGCTTTTTCATGGAGAGTTGTAGGCGATGACCGAGCCGGAGGTGAGGGCGAAACTCGTGATGTTGCCCAGAATGCGGGAGCCCGCAGGGAGCGTGACGGACGTGACGATGCCATCCGTATCGAGGGGTGTCTGGATGAGGCCAGGCGCGACGGTCGTCATGGTCGCAATGACCGTGGCCGTCAGCGCCTCAATCGAGCCGAACTTGCCGGTGATGGTCGCCGTGTTGGACACGAACAGACCGCCGAGGCGGTTGCTCATATCGAGGGTCATCTGCGCTGCGGTGGCCGGGCTGCTGCCGTAAAGTCGATTGCTCATGGTAGTGGATTTTAGGCTTTATGCCGAGCGTGTGCCCGGTATGATATTGGTCGGGCGTAGGAGTCGTATCAGCGACTCAAACGCCCTAACGATAGGCATAACTGCATTATGACCACCGCTGAAAATACGAATAGCACGACGAGCTTTCCCGTAAATGGAATACTCACGACGAGACAGTTGAATAACTTTTGGGCCAAGGTTAATAAATCCAGCCATCCCAAAGGATGCTGGGAGTGGACGGCGAGCCGCCATGCAAAAGGCTACGGATTCTTTGGATTTGGGGGAAAGATTCGCCACGCGCATCGTATTTCCTACCGTCTCGCCTATGGAGAAATACCACCCAGCCTTTGCGTCTGCCACCACTGTGACAATCCACCGTGCTGCAACCCGGCGCATCTGTTCCTTGGAACGCATAAAGATAACTCCGACGACAAGGTGGCAAAGGGCAGGGATCGAAAGGCCGCTCCCGAGAACAATGGCGGTGGAGGTCGATTGAAGTGGCCGCAAGTTCGCGAGATTCGCGCACTTTATTCCACGGGCACAGTATCTCAGCAGGCAATTGCTGACAAATTTGGCGTAAGCCAGCTTCTCATTAGCTTTATTGTCAGGGGGAAGATATGGAGAGAGTGATTTCATATTTCACCACTCAAAATCCTATTGGCGTCGATACCCTATTGCTCGGTGCGCCGACCTGTGCCGTCTGGTCAGCGAGATACTGGAGGGCTTCGTCGGCCCGCTTCTGCACGCGCTCGTCGTCCTGCGCGGAGCGGCTTTCCCATATGGGCGTGGACTGGAGTTCGGCGATGCACAGCGGGAGCAGGCACGGCTCAATGAACTGCCGCGGACAAACGACCGTCGCCGCATTCTGATAGTCGGTCAGCGTGAGCCGCTTCGGCCAGAAGCCCATGCGGATGTTCACCGGATACGCCTGATTCGGGAGCGGCGCGAACTTCAGCACCACGAACGGCTCGTGACCCTGCGATGCGCCGAAGGTTTGGACCCACCACGCGAGCGGCACGCCGATGCTCTGCTGATATAGCCACGGTGCCTGCCCGTAGCCGCGCATGGCATTCATCGGGTTGATCGGATAAATCCCCTGATTCGAGAACCGAGGATTCCCGATGATGCGGTCCAGCGGGTGAATGTCCGAGTAGATGGCGTCGCCGTACACCGTGCCGGCCGCCGTGCCCGTCGCGCCCATGTACGGATTCATCAGCGAGCCCGTGTTGAGCACCTGATTCCACTGCGGGTCGCCGTCCAGCCGCACGGTCGCACCGATTTGCGCCTTCGTGAAGGTGTTCGGCGGAACGACCTTTGAGTGCTGAATCACGTCCACGTTGGTCAGCGCCAGCGGCCCTGGAAGAATAAACCCCTCGGTCAGCTCGCGGAAGTACGCCGGCAGCGCGTCGTAGAGCCGCTGGAGCGCAGCGTTCGCGGACTCCACGAGGTCCGTCTGCTCCGTCATGGAGAGCTTCGTGAAGTCGCCGCCCTTGGCCCGCCGCGCCATGCGGTGGAACAACTGCACCACCGTCATGCTCGTCGGGTCACTGGACGTGGTGATGGGCGTACCCTGCGCCGTCCAGTTGATGAACCCGCCGAGGCTGGCGTCCGTCGGATCGCCGTTCAGCCAGATCGTGAAGCCCGACGCCGTGAGCGAAGACCAATCCACCGAGGCGTCCAGCACCTCGCCGGAGGACCCCGGAATCATCACGGTCAGTGCAATGGATGTCGGGACCGCGGCAAACGGAGTCGAGAACCGGACCGCGTAACTGCGCTCGCCGGAGGCCAGCGGGACTCGCCCGGTCAGGCTTGCGTCTGGAATAGCAGCCTGCACGGGCTGGCCATCGGCGAGCCAGTTAATGCGTGAGCCGGCGCTGGCGGCGGTCGGAATGCCGGAGAGATAGACCACGACACCGCGGGGCGTCAGCGTGGACAGGTCGGGGTTCGCGTAGAACACCTCGCCCGAGTCATCGACCATCTGCACCGCCGCCTGAAAGTTGGTCGGGATGGCGGCGAACTGAATCGGGAACGTGATCTGATAGCTCTGCTGCCCCGCAACGAGCGCCGTGTTGCCGGCCACTTGCCCTGCCTGCGTCGGAAACCCGACCGGGACGTTCGAGGCCCGCCACGACACGTAGCCGCCGTTGCTGGCGGAACTCGGCGGCGCGGACAGCCAGACAGTCACGCCGATCCGGGTGAGGGTCGAGAGATCGACGCTGACGGCCAGCACCTCGCCCGCGTCATCCGGAATGAAAATCGACGGCAGGAACGACGTCGGCGTGACCGCGAACGGAATCGGAAACGTGATGACGTAGCTCTGCTGGCCATCGACCAAGGAAACTTTGCCGGCTTGGGTTTGCATCGGTTATCCTTGGGTGGCGCGCGGCTGGACCGGCGTCTCGGCTGGCGGGAATCCGCCGTTCTGCGCGAGCTGTGTCATCGCGCGCTCATAATCCTGAGTGAGTTGCGCAAGCAGGTCCGGCCGGCTGAACTGGCTCGACCGCGTGACCAGCATGCGCGCAATGGGGAGGAAAATCGCCTCCGTGTAGTTCTGCGCCACCGGAAGCACGGTGGAGCCAGAGAGGTCCGCCACCGCGTACGAGGGGGCGTCATTGATGACCTGCACGTTCAGCGTGCCGTCAGCAGCAGGGATGGGGGCGAGCCAGATCGTGATGCGCACGATGTCGCCCGTGGTGCCGTTCCGCGTGAACTCCGGCCAGTAGGCGACCGGCGTCCCGTAGTTGGAGCCGTAGTCGGTGCCGCCAAGGAAAATGCGGTCGAACTGATCCAGTTCCCCGCGACTCGTGAGAGCCCGCAAGGGGATGGCATCGTTCAACCTAACCGGCGCGATGACGGACTGGACGGCGGCGGAGATCACATACGACCCCGTGCCCGCCCCCAGCGTCACCTCAATTTCAGTCTGCGTGAAGAACCGCTCTCCGGCGGTCTGCAAGAACTGCATCGCCCCGTTGATCGCCACCACAACATCCTGCAACGCCAATGCTGGCGCGAGCGAGGCATCTTCGATGCCCAGCTTCGAGAGCAGGTCATTGCGTACTTGGGCAATCGTGAGGGACATTCAGCTTCATACGACGACTTCCAGCATTTGCTTGGGTCCAGGCTTCTTCTTCAGGAGTTCGGGCGCGAGTTTTTGCAGGGTGGCCACGGCCTCGTCCACGGTGGGCTCGGCGGCGGATGATGTGCTGGTGGAAACAACCTTGGCCCGAGGCCGGAGGTCGTCGTTCGTGGCCCATGCCCGCTCAAACTTGGCATTGAATTCTGCGTCGGTGAATTCCCTGCCCTCGTAAATGAACAGACGGTGAGTCTCGCTCCACTTGAACTCGCGCTTAACGTGCCCGTCGATTTGCGGGCGTCCACTGACCCAAATGATGAGTTTCGACATAAAGGGGAAAGGGTGCCGGAGGATTGCTCCGGCACCCGCATGAAACACACACTCCCAAATCAGGTCACGGTCGGCAGTCCGAGTTCCGGGTAACGGAGGGCATGCCGCAGCCGGACATAGCCCGGGTACTTGCCGTTCACGTTCTTCCGGAGCTGCTGGCCGAAGACGGTCGTGATGTACTTGCGCTGTTCGAAGTCACCATCGACCATCCACTGCGTGCGCTTGTTGCGGTACTTACCGTAACCGCGCAGCATGCACATCGCGCCCATCATCACCGTGTCGCCAATCGGCACGCCGTTGGCGTTGCAGAGCACGATGGTGGCACCAATCGGGTGAGCCATCGTGTGCTTGCCAGCCCAGACACCCGTGTTCCAGGTGACGTTGCCGACGGTGGCGAGGGCAATCGGACCATTCTGCACGGACGCGAGGCGCTTCGTGATGGTGATCTGGTTGCCGTTGTTGCCCGTAGTGTAGGCGTACATGCCGACCTTGCCATCGCCGCCCGAACCGGAGCGCGGGTTGACGATGAGAAGGTACTGCTCGGTGTCGCCGGGCACGTAGATGTCGCCGGGCGTGAACTCGAAAGCGTAGTTCGGGAAGAACCGGAAGTAGTCGATGTTCGTCTTCGCAGCGGCGGCAGCGGAGCCACCACCCTTGATCGCGAACGCCGCCGTACCAGCCGTGATGGCTTCACCGAGGAACGCCTTGGCGTTGAACCACGAGCCGGACCAAGCGTAGCCGTCCGGATCGATGGGGTTGAACTCCTTGATGATGTGGCCGTCCAACTCCATGTAGCCGCCCTCGAACAGCGGGTTCTCGTCGTACTTTTCACGAGGACCAGCTTCGCGCAGGATTTGCTTGTAGTCGGAGTCCTGCTTGAGCGAGAAGAGGCCGGGCGTCGTGCCGACCACGCAGTACTTCATGACCGGCGAACCGCGAACGGTGCCGACTTCGCAGGGACGACCGCCCATCGGCTTCAGGGCTTGGCCCATGAAGAGGATGTCGTTGTACGTCAGGCCGTCAGCCGTCACGAGATCAGACTCGGACGAATTGCCGCCGCCGATGAGGAGGTTCTCTGAACCACCCTTGAGGACGAACGTCATGCCAGCGCGGGCGCTCTTTTCGCGACCCATCCACTTGCCGAGTTCAGCCGCTTGGCCGTCCACGAGTTCGCCCTGCATACCCATGTACTCGTCGGTGCGCCACGTGCATGAGGTGGCGTTGCGGAGGTAGTCCGCCGCCAGCTCGTTGCTGTTGATGACATCCTGCTCGAAGTCATCCGAATCCGAGAACAGCGCATCGCCGCTCTTGCCCCGGCCGTAGTAACCGGCGCGGGACGTGATCCGGAACTTGAGACCGCGGTCAGCGGCGGTGTCGTTGATGACGCGAACGCAGGAGTCGTTGGACTCGCCTTCGAACTTGCCCCAGAAATCCTCGGTCTGCTCGAAGACGTCCACCGTCTTCTGCCAAAGGATGCGGACGGACTCGGGCGACATTGCCGCCAGGGCCGTACCAGTATTCGGTGTGCCGATTTCCCAACTCATAGTGAAAGATGATTTACTGAAATATCAGTGACCCACTGACGAGGGGCGGCTACACCGTGAGACTAGTAGGCAGGAATCCCGAGCTTCTTGGCGAATTGCCGCAAATCTCGGACCGACTTCATACCCTGAATCTCAGCGTTGACCGCAGGTTGTTGATTGTTCAGCGGGACCGTCGTTCGGGCGGACCCGGACGGGAGGACCTGCTTCTTCTGCTGGAGCTGGGGCGGCGGCACTGCGGGTTTAGCCGGTGCTGGCGGGGCTCCCTTACGACGGGGCGCAATGTTCATTTCCGCGGCAACCATCTGCGCGATGCGAAGAGGCTTATCTGCGCTGTGAAACAGCGGATCAGCATTCTGCTCAAGCATACGGTCGATTTCTGCCATGCGTTTACCGCCCGGCGATTCCGGGTTGGCGGCAAACTCGTAGAGTTCCACGGCCTTGCTCTCCGAGGTAGCGAAACTACGCTCGTAGGTGGTCTTGGCCTCAACCAGCCGGCGCTCGCCGTCCCGCTCCAGTGCTGTCCTGTGGCGGTCCAACTTACGCATCTGCCGGTCGATTTTGGCCACGTCCTCAAACCGAACTTCCGTGAGCGCCTTTTCGCGCTCAATGTCGAGTTGGTCGAGGGTCTGATCGACAGCCTCAACGGTCTCGGGAAGGTCGGATTTCGGCTTGGCCTCCGCTGCCGGCGCGTCCTTCGGTGCAATACCGAGTTGCGTGCGGGCGCGGTTCAGAGCCTCCTCCATCGGCATGTCCTTGTTACGCTTCATGTAAGAAGCGGCAAGGCGACCGAGTTGGTCGTTCTCTGGCAACCGGAGGTGGGCTTTGCGCGACGTGAGCGGGGTGACGGGGCCATCGCCCTCGCCGCCTTCATCCTCGTCATCGGTCTGCGCCTCGGGCACCGGAGCTGCCTCTTGGGTCGAAGTCTCTTCGGTTTCGGCGGTTGGCTCGGCAGTCTCAGTTGGAGCGGTCTCGACCGGAGCAGTATTACTCTCGGCGTTGACCAAATCCGGCGGGACGTTCGAGGCGGGCTTGAGCCCTGCCTTGGCGTCCGGCGGTGTTACTGATGTGTCGAGCGGTTTCGCCTTCTTCGCTTCCGCGAGGAGTTGGCGTACCGCTTCCGGAGACTTCGCGCTCTGGACTCTGCTGGCGAAATCCTGCTGCGAATTCAAAGAACGAACTTCAGCCGCGGGCGCTGGAGTCGGAGTTTCTACTTGCGCTGTTACCGGCGGGTTTACCCCTGCCGAATTCTGATCTGCCATACGGGATTTCTACTAATCTCGTTATGCGAGTCAATGCAAGACAGTCCATGGCAAGGAGTTCTCGCGTGACGAGATTTTATCTGACGTGACTTTAAGAGCGACTTGCGACAGGAATACCGCGTGTCCACCGGCAACCATCAAGCGAGATTCATAACCGGGGGATGTCCGTGGAGCATTTCCCTACCCACAAAAAATAGGCCCGGAGTTTACGAGATTCGCAATAAAATCAATGGGCGCGTCTACGTCGGAAGCGCATCCACGCCAATCCGCAAGCGTTGGGATAGGCACCTATCACAACTCAGAAGTGGCAAACATCACAGCGCGACGCTCCAGAGGTCATGGAATAAGTATGGAGAATCATCCTTCGCGTGGACGCCGATACTTAATTGCTCCCCAGAATGGGCCGTTGCGCTTGAGCAAATAAAGATGGATGCGTCGCAGTGCTTCGCGCCATCACTCGGGTTCAATGTCGAGCGATATGCGTATAGTTCACTCGGCCGAAAGATGGGGGAAGAAGAAAAAAACAAAAGGAAGTGGAGCCCGGAGCACAAGGAAAAGATGCTCCGTATAATGGCCGAATGGCAGAGCAAGCCAGAGGTCAGGAGAAAAATGGCGGAGTCTTCGGCTAAGTACTGGAAGAATCCGCGACCCGATCATCACGACAAGGCGAGGGCAACATTTCGAACTCCGGAATATAGGGAAGCTATGTCCAATCGGATGACTGGGCGCAAGCACACGGAGGAGAGCAAGAGGAAGGTATCGGAAGCAATAAAGAGACTACCGAAAAGGGATGCGGAGTGGTGCGGCGCTTTATCAAAAGCCCTAATCGGGCGTGTATTTTCGGACGAGACGCGCGCCAAGATGAGCGCATCGCAAAGGGCCAGAACAGACACACTATCTCAAGAGGCCCGCAAGGCGATAGGCGACTTCCACAGAGGGAGGAAGCGTTCCGCAGAAACCAAAGAGCGCCTTAGATTATCTGCACTTAAGCGCGAAGCTGCCAAACGTGAAAAGCTAAATGGCGACCATCGACCTTCAGAATAGGGCTCCAGAAGTTTCCCGCACCAGGGACTTCAGAAATATCGTCACACGGCGATATGATGTACTGAACTGGGCTCCAAAAACGCCTGCGGAAATTCTCGCGAACTGCTGGCTCCCGCTCGGTACGGTGGACGATATATACACCACATGCTACCTTACCGACCAGAAAGTGGAGGGTCAGGATGGTGATTTCTACAAGCCGTGCGAGTTTCCGCCGATCCTCCGCAGGACCTACCAACAGCTCAATGGCCTGAATGAAACGCTGCTTGGTGAGCCGACCGTCACAATCAATCAGTACAGTTATCGCGAGATTGAGTACACCTACGCGCAGATAAACATCGGTACGGCGCTCTACCAGATTCCGGGCACAACGCCTGCTCCATCACCGTACCAGTTCTGCCTTTTGAGGGATCAAGTGACTGAGAATGACGGCACTCTGCGAACGATCAAGCGCACCTACGTCGAAGGTGGGCTCCTGTCAGACACCGAGGAGCTGAAGTTCGGCGGCAAGCTCGTACTGCGCACGCTGCGCTCTCTCATCACGCCGCCGTCCAACCCTTCTGGATACACGCCAGTCACTGAGAGCGTGGACTTTATCAACGGCCTTCAGGTATGGTCGATGGGGTACGCCTCCGCCGCTGGCTCCATCGGACTCGGTGGTGAAATCAGCCGGAAGATCGACTACAATATCTCGCCCGACCAAGGCACCACGGGCGTCACGGTCACAACGATCAAGTGGGCGAGTGACCTTTCGGTAACGTCGAACCCCATCACTGGACCGGTCGGCTCAGAACTCATTTCCGTGGACTTCGCGGACGAGGCTGGCTTCCGGATGTGGACTGCGGTCTATGCGGCTGGCCAAGGACTCATCGACTCCGGAATCGACATCAAGGAGGGCGGGAAACTCGTCGTCTACTCCCGCCGCAGCATCAACACCGCACCGTCCACTCCCGCGGCCACGATTGGCGGCACAGTCACGCTCATCCAGAGCAACGTGCGCAACGGCACGGATGCGACGAATGGCACCATCATTTACGACTACCAGTGGGCCGAGGGTATCGGCGAGGTGTCGCGCAAGTTCTCCAGCTCACAGGGCGGCACGACCGCATTCAACCCCGCGTCGCCCGCCGCCGGCCCCGGCGCAATCATCTGCTCAATCACCCACTTGACGTCGCTCGCGGTGTCGTCCGACCCGACGACCGGCCCGGCAAGTTTCGTGCGGTTCTCGGTGGATTTCGAGGACTCCGCCGGCTACCGCATCTGGACTGTCCGCTACGGCTACGGCACGGGCACGGTCAATACCAAGACCGACTACCGCAACCTCGGTGCGCTCATCATCACGAGCAAGACTGCCCTCGGCGCTCCGCCGTCCGCACCGTCTGCGCAAATCGGAGGCACGGTCACGCTCATTGGCTCCGGTCAGCGCAACGACACCGGGTTCGTGGTGTACGACTACCAGTGGGCTGAAGGCTACGGCGTAATCAGTGAGCGGATACAACTCCGCGACGGCGGTCTTCGGCTTGAGGCATGGGAGTCATTCAGTATCGGCACAGCGGCGCTGTTCGTGCCGGCTGGCGTGCCCATCATCATCGACGAGGAGGCGATGGATGGCGTCACCAAGTGGACGGTGACGGGCATGCAGAATAACCTCGGTGGCGATCCGACCACTGGCATCGCGCTCGCCTACGACGACAAGGTGAAGTTCACCTATCCGGGCCGGGCGAAAGCCTACGTCCAGTCGTTCCCGCTGCACACGGTCGGCACGGGCTTCGTGTACGACATCTACAAGTCGCCCCCGATTGAGGTGTGGGTCGATGCCACGATTGAGATTTCGTACCAGACTTCAGACCCCATCGGGTCACTCACCTATCCGCTCTGGAATCCCGGCGAGTGGGCCACGCTCCGCGCCTACTGGCAGGGACTCGATGCCTACGCCAAGGCCGAGGCGACTTCGCTCTACGGCTACCTCGCCGTCGGGACCGGCCTCGCCTACACCGCGCCGGCCTACCCGAGCAGCGTGGCGATTCTTGGTATCAATGCCCTCCAGCTTTCATCCGGCGCAATCCAGTTGTCGGGTGGGCCATCTGACCCAGGTGGCCAGACGCTCACGCTGGTGGCGAAGCTCGACCCCGTGTTCACGGACATCACCGGCCAGCAATACTACCGCAAAACAATCGTCACTGCGACAATTCCGGTGCAGTCGGCGTTGCCCGTGTGAGGAATGACGCCTTTGAAAGAGCTCCGGAATACCCGCCCAACCCCCTCTCCGCGCCACCGCCGGT